GGTGCGTATTGCACGGCAAGGCATCTTGTGACGCCTGAGCCCCGGCTGCGGGACGTGGTGGTGTTCAGCTTGATCGTTGGGCCGGTGGTGCTGCTGGTGGTGCTGGGCGCGGCCGGATTCTTCGAGGTGCTGCGATGACCACCAGCCACACGCCCAACCCGGCCGCCGTCGCCCTGGGCCGGTTGGGTGGCCTGGCCGGCAAGGGCAAGACGAGCCCCGCCAAGGCCGCCGCGGCCAGAACCAACGGCCGGCTGGGGGGTCGGCCACCCACGCGACCCGCCCTGGTGGCAGGCGTGTGGGTGCCATGCTCGTTGTGCGAGGACTGGTGGTGCCGCGTGCATCACTTCCACGCGGCCGATTGTGCCTGTCCGGAGATCGACACCTGGACCGCTGCTGGTGTGGATCCGTATGGGGAATAAGGGCTCCGGACAACCTCCGGACAAGGCCCGGACAAGCCCGGACACGAGGGCTGTTTTGACCCCATATTTGCAAAAAGCCTAAGGAAATGTGCCCGGACAACTTTTTGAGCCTGTCTCCGGACAGATGTCCGGACAGATTTTGGCCGTCCCGCTAAAGTAGCCTCTATCAACAACTTACAGCCGGACATGATGTCCGGACAACGTCGGACAACCCCCCGGACAACTCCCCCTCTCTTACGTAGTAAGAGGGGGGAGTCCGGGATGTGGCAAAAAAAAGGACAGACGCCGTGACCGAGTTCGTTCACATGTTCCACGTCGAGGTGCCGGTGCCGGCCATCCAACTGCTCTGGTCCCTCGAGGACCGCGGTTGCACCTTCCGCGTTGATCCCATCGACAACGCCTTCTGGATTGACCCCGTGTCCGTCGTGACCGACGAGGACCGTGTCGCCATCCGCCGCTACAAGAACCACCTGGTGTTCCTGTTGCGTCAGTGTGACCTGACCCCGACGCCGCCCTTGCCCAGCCCTGAGCCAACACTGCCGGGCTGGCGAGCCAGAATTTGATGGACGCAGGCGTGGGGAGGATGTGGTAAAGTCCCGGCGAACCCATGAAAACCTTGAAAAGTTCCACAGGGGCCGGATCGAAGGCAGGGAGCGGCCACGGAGGGGCCCGTAAAGGGGCTGGAAGGCCCCTAGGAGCCACAATCGCCAACGGGGCCAAGATGCCCGCCGCATCCAGCGAGAAGATGGCGCTACTGGCCATGTGGAAGGCCGAGGTGGGTCGGCAGTTTCCCGCGCTCGTCGCCGCCCAGCTGGCCAGCGCTCAGGGCATCACGCACATGCAAGCCCGCGACGACGCCGGCCGGTGGCAGACGGTCACGGACCCCAAGGTCATGCTCGAGCGGCTCAACGCTGGGGAGCAGTGCTACCGCCTGACGGCCGTGGCGCCCAACAGCCAGATGATGACGTCGGTCATGGACCGGATGTTCGGCAGCCCCAAGGCCAGCCTGGAGCTCGAGGTCACCAGCACGCCGGCCGAGCTCTCCGACGAGGATCTGGAGACCGGCCTGGCCGCGCTGCTCGAGAAGCTCCGCGCACCAAAAGCGTGAATGTGCGGAATTGCTCAATGTTTTCGCGCATTTCTACTTAACATAATGACTATTATGCGACCCTGTGTGTTTTCCTCAATGTTTTCGCACACTTTCGCTGTGTCCATAACGACACAGGGCGAAAGCCGGTAGGTCGATGGCCGCCCTGACCCTCGACGAGCGGCTCCAGCTGGACAGCCTGACGGCCGAGGCCCGCCGACGCACCACCAGCCGGTTTGCCACCTTCTTTGCGGACAGCGGGCCCCTGGCCCGCAGCGGCTACCAGAAACACCTCGACTTCTTCGCGGCCGGCCACACCAAAGAGCGCCTGTTCATGGCCGCCAACAGGGTGGGCAAGAGCGAGGCGGGCGCCTACGAGCTCACCTGCCACTTGACCGGGCTCTACCCACACTGGTGGACCGGCCGGCGGTTCACGGGGCCGGTGGAAGCCTGGGCGGTCGGCACCAACAGCCAGACCACCCGCGACATCGTGCAGGCCAAGCTCCTGGGCAGCGTCCAGGAGCCCGGTATGGGCATGATCCCGGCGCACCTGATCGCCCGCACCATCACCGCTCGAGGCCTGGCTGGAGCCCTCGAGGGCGCCCAGGTGCGGCACGTCACCGGCGGGATGTCCCTGCTCGGGCTGAAGTCCTACGAGCAGGGCCGACCGTCGTTCGAGGGCACGTCGAAGCACGTCATCTGGTGCGACGAGGAACCGCCGGCCGACTGCTACACGGAGATGCTCTACCGGACGGTCACGACGAAGGGCATTGTGATGGTCACGTTCACCCCGCTCCAGGGCATGTCGGAGGTGGTGAAGGGCTTCCTCGAGCCAGAGACGCCCGAGAGCGCCGAGTTCAAGACGTTCATCCAGGCCGGCTGGAAGGACGTGCCCCACCTGGACCCGGTCGAGCGCCGGGCGTTGATGGCGACGACGCCGCCCTACCAGATCGCGGCCCGCACCGAGGGCGAACCGTCGCTGGGCTCGGGCGCCATCTACCCCATCGCCGAGCGGGAGATCCTGGTGCCGACGACCGAGGTGCCGGCGAACTGGCCGCGGGTCTACGCGCTCGATGTCGGGTGGAATCGCACCGCAGTGATCTGGGGCGCGAAGGATCCGGGCACCGGCCGCATCGTCCTCTACGACGAGCACTACCGCGGCCAGGGCGAACCGGCCAGCCACGCCGAGGCCATCAAGGCCCGCGGCGCCTGGATGCACGGCGTGATCGACCCGGCCAGCGCCGGCAGCAGCCAGGCGGATGGGCGGGCCCTGATCGACATCTACGGCCGGCTGGGCCTGCACCTCGAGCCCGCGGCCAACGCGGTCGAGTCGGGGCTGACGGAGACTTGGAACCTGCTGGTGTCCGGGCGGCTGGTGGTGCAGGAGCACCTGTCGAACTGGCGGTCGGAGTTCCGGAAATACCACCGCGACGAGCAGGGCAAGATCGTGAAGACGGCGGACCATCTGATGGACGCCACGCGCTACCTGATCATGTCCGGCCGAAGCACGATGAAAGTGGCCCCGCGGCTACAGGAACGGTCTGCCCCAGCACGGGCGGGCGGCAGCACCGACTGGATGTCGGCCTAAACCATGGCGAACAAGACGAGCGACATCACGCAGGCGCTGGACCGGTTCAAGCTGGGCGTCGATGCGGACGGCGACCAACGCAAACGCGAAGTGGACGCGCTCCGGTTCCAGGTGCCGGAGCTGTCCTGGCCGAACGACGTGAAGGAGCAACGGAAACCGCAGCTGGTGGGCGGCGTCGCCATCCCGCAGCGGCCGATGCTGTCAATTCCCAGCCTCGACCAGCCCATCCAGCTGACGCTGAACGCCGAGAAGGCCGCGCACCTCGGGATTGGCATCCACCCGCTATCGGATGACGCGGACGACGACACCGCGGAGATCATCCAGGGCCTGTATCGGCGCATCGAGGTGGAGAGCCGGGCGAACCTGGCCCGCAGTTGGGCGTTTGAGCGGGCGGTGAAGGCCGGCCGCGGGTATTACCGCGTGATTACGGAGCGCGACCCGAACGGCGGCAACCCGTTCGACCAGCGGATCGTGATCAAACGCATCCTTCAGCAGGCCAGCGTCGTCATGGACCCGTTCTCGCAGGAACCGGACGGGTCGGACGCGGAATGGGCGTTCATCGTCAACGATATGCCGTGGGAGACCTACAAGCGGCGGTATCCCCACAGCAAGATGGCGTCGTTCACTGAGGACGAGCTGTCGGCGCTCGGGACGGACACGCAGCACTGGGTGTCGGGCGACGAAGGCGCCGGCCGAGCGGTGCGGGTGGCGGAGTATTACCGGCTGGAGACGGACCACAAGCGCCGGGTGCTCCTGGACGACGGGTCGGACAGCTACGACGACGCGATTCCCGAAGGACGCACCGCCAGGGCCGGCGAGGAGGCCCGTGGCGCGGCGGAAGCGGTCAAGACGCTGTATTGGTCGGTTATCAACGCGGTCGAGGAACTGGAGCCGGCCCAGGAGCAGGACGGGCGGTATATCCCGATCATCCCGGTCATTGGGCGGGAGTTGATTCCGTTCGAGACCGAGCGCCGGTGGGTGGGCATTATCGAGCCCAACAAGGACGCGGTGCGCCTGCTCAATTACTCTGCCTCGAGCGCGGTCGAGATGGCCAGCCTGGAGACGAAAGCGCCGTACACGATGGTGGAGGGCCAGGAAGAGGGTCACGAACAAGAGTGGCAGCTGGCCAACGTCCGGAACTTCCCCTACCTGCGCTACCGCAACGTCTCCCTGAACGGCACGCCCGCGCCCCCGCCGCAGCGCACGCAGGTCGATACGTCCCGGCTGGGGCCGTCGATGTTGCTGTTGCAGCAGGCGCGAGAGTTTATCCACCAGGGCACCGGCGCCTTTGAGGCGTCCTTGGGGCAGCCGTCCAACGCCAAGTCGGGCCGAGCGGTGATGGCGCTCCAGCAGCAGCATGAGGCCGGCAGCAGCCACTTCCTCGACAACCTGGCGGAGATCAGCCTGACCTACGAGGCGAAGGTGGTGCTCGACCTGATCCCGCACATCTACGACCGGCCGGGGCGGGTGGCGCGTATTTTGGACGCCGAAGACAACCCCAAAACGGTGATGTTGAACGCGCCGTTTGTGATGAACAC